GTTAAAGGTATGAAAAAGTCTATGGCTTTAGAGAAACCTAAAGTCAAAGTACGATCTATGTTAGGTAAAGGATTTGGAGGTTTAGGAGTACTTCTTCAAATTAAAGATACTATGAGTGATATAAAACAAACCTTTGATGAAGCTACAGAATACGGTAAAAAACGAGGTAGAAGGCATGGTCAACGCATGATGGGTCAATATCTTAAAAAGAAATACTATAAAAAATAACATGGCATCTCCACACGAAACACTGTCTACATTGCACACTGCTGTAGCTCAAGAACTTCTTGATCGTATACAGAGTGGTGAAGCTAAACCTGCGGATCTCGCAGTTGCTGTTAAGTTTCTTAAAGATAATAATATTGAAGCGTTACCTGTAGATAATACTCCACTTAAAAGTTTGATTGACTCTATACCATTTCCTACGGATGAAACAAGAATCTCTTAAACAACGTGAACAAAGAATTAGTTATCAACAAGCAATGGGCATGAGAGAACGTAATATGGTTGACGATATATGCGAAGAGTGTAACCAAGATCCTTGTGTCTGTAAAGACAAAAAGTTAATAGAAATACGAGGAGGGATGTGAGCACCGCAACCAAGACAAATCCCAAGTTATGGGAGTCGGCTAAAGCAGAAGCTAAAAGACGTATGGGTGGCAAACACTCAGCAAGAGCAATGCAGCTTGCAGTTAAAATCTACAAAAAAAGAGGAGGTGGATACTCTGGTGGCAAGAAGAAGTCTAATAAACTTTCTCAGTGGTCAAAACAAAAATGGAGAACAAAGTCTGGTAAGCCTAGCAAGAAAACAGGTGAAAGGTATCTTCCAGAGAAAGTCATAAAGAATATGTCTTCTTCAGAGTACGCAAGAACTACAGCGGCTAAACGAAAGGGAGGAGGTACAGGTAAGAACGTACCACAACCAAAAAGTGCACGTAAGAAACTGTCACGGTACATCAAAGGGTATCGTAGTAGACTCAAAATAAAGAAGAAGTCATGAGCAAAAACGTATCTCTTAAAATAGGAAAACACCGAAGTAGAAAAGGTGGGCTTACTCGTGCAGGTGTTAGAAAGTACAATCGTGCTACAGGTTCTAACATCAAAATGGCAGTAACAGAAAAAAATCCAAAGGGTAAGCGTAAAGCACGTAGGAAGTCTTTCTGTAGTCGTATGTGTGGTATGAAACGTAGGTTAACTTCTGCTAAAACTGCAAGAGATCCAGATTCAAGAATTAACAAAGCATTGCGTAAATGGAACTGCAAGTGTTAATATGAAAACATGGCTAAGTAAACTCATTAAAGAAGTAGATCTTACTCCTGATGATATCAAAAAGTTAAAACAAGTACAACCTAAAGTTACAGGTAGAGCATTACAGAATCGTGTGTTGACTGTATTAAAACCTAAAAATTCTAGTATTGATCTCAAAAAAGTGCAACGTATTATGAGTAAGCACACTAAACGTAAACCTGTACGACATGGGTTGGGAATAAAGTCAAAAGAATGATAAAACATATAATAATTCATACAGCCCTCATCATAGCCCTGTTCTTACCCTCTACTACGTTGGGTATTAAAACAAAGGGTTCTTTCACTACACAGCAGATTAGACTGCTCTGGATGGGATGTTTTCAAGGGGCTAACCTTAAAAGTCCACAAACCCAAGAAGTTAATGGTATGGTGTGTGACTGTATACTAGATAAAACTAGAGAACTATATACTTATAAAGATATAGTAAAGAAGTCAGGTAAGCCTATGCAAGATGAATATAGCAGGTTAGCTGATGTATGTGTCGATGAACTAGGGTTAATGCCCAGGTCAAGAATAAATATATAGTTATTCATACAACGGACGGAGAGACAATATTATGAATGTACCTGAGTTATCAGACTTCCGTAACTTTCTTTTTGTCGTATGGCGACATTTAAACCTTCCAGAGCCTACTCCAATACAATATGATATAGCTGAATATCTACAGTCAGATATTAAACGTAGTGTAATCGAAGCGTTCCGTGGTGTTGGCAAAAGTTATATTACAAGTGCTTATTGTTGTCATACACTGTTGTTGGACCCACAGAAGAAGATACTGGTGGTCAGTGCCAGTAAGATCCGTGCTGATGATTTCTCCACATTCACGCAACGATTGATAAACGAAATGCCCCTTCTTGCCCATCTCCGTCCACGGGAGGGTCAACGTATGTCAAAGATTTCTTTTGATGTGGGTCCAGCTAAAGCATCTCATAGTCCCTCTGTAAAGTCTGTAGGTATCACAGGTCAGTTGGCTGGTAGTCGTGCAGATCTTATTGTAGCAGATGATATAGAGATTCCTAACAACTCTGCAACTCAAACTATGAGAGACAAGATCTCTGAAGCAGTAAAGGAATTTGATGCTATACTAAAACCAGAGGGACGGATATTGTACTTAGGTACACCTCAAACTGAAATGAGTCTATACGAGGTCTTACCCGAAAGAGGATACCAAGTTCGTATATGGCCTTCACGTTATCCTACCGAAAAGCAACGAGAGAAGTATTTCAATCGTCTTGCCCCAACTATAGCGGATACTCTTGATCGTAATCCCTCTTGTGTCAATGAACCTACGGACCCAAAACGATTCAATGAAGATGATTTGACAGAAAGAGAACTGTCATACGGAAGATCAGGATTTAGCCTACAGTTCATGTTAGACACATCCTTGAGTGATGCAGACAGATATCCGCTTAAACTTTCCGATTTGATTATAATGGACCTGGACACAGACAAAGCTCCAGAGAAACCTATATGGACCAAGAGTACAGAGAAACGAATTACAGATCTACCTAATGTTGGTCTACCAGGAGATCACTTTCATGAACCACTAGAAGTTGTAGGTGATTGGATAAACTACACTGGTAGTGTTATGACAATAGATCCTGCTGGTAGAGGACAAGATGAGACTGCCTTTGCTATAGTTAAGATGCTAAATGGTAATCTTTATGTCTTAGACTGTGGTGGACTCCAAGGAGGATATGACAAGAATGTACTTATGTCACTTTCAGTACTCGCTAAAAAACACAGAGTAAACCTTATCAAAGTAGAAAGTAACTTTGGTGATGGTATGTTTAGTGAACTATTTAAACCATACCTTACTAAAATATATCCTGTTACTATAGAAGAAGAAAGATCTAATACTCAGAAAGAACTAAGAATGGTTAGTTCCTTAGAACCTGTAATGAACCAACATAGACTTATAGTAAACAAGAGTATCATATCTACTGACTATAAGTCAATACAAAAGTATCCTGTAGAAAAAGGTACAAGGTATATGTTATTCTATCAGATGTCTCGTCTTACCAAAGACAGAGGTGCGTTAGCCCATGATGATAGACTAGATGCTTTGTCTATGGCAGTACAATATTGGACAAATCAAATGGCAGTAGATGTAGATAAGAAGATAGTAGAACGAAAAGACGAACTTTTGTTTAAAGAGTTAGACCATATGGCAAATTATGTTATAGGAAAAGAACGATTCAAGACTCATAGTAGTACTTGGACCAATATTTGGTAAAAAAATGTTAGACCTATAGCGATGACTACAACCAAAGGTTACCCCATGACCGGCCTGGCCTGTAAACTAAAAGTTTACAAAGGGTAGGGGGTGGGACTATTTGTTAATCCTATGTCTTATATAAGACACCACAAGTTAAGTCTTGTATAAGACATAAGATATTCTTTATTCATTTATAATATATCTGTTTTTTTTTCTTTTTCATTTTATCCAATTAAAACTAATTTCTTTAATGATATCAGTAGTTTAGCCGTAAGTCACTGATATTATTGATAATCTTTTATTTGATTGGGTCTTTGATTTGTGAAATACTATTAGTTAATAAATGATTTAATCTTAATTTGATTATCAATATGTATTATCAATATTATTTAATTAAGCATTTAATAGATGCTTTGAGTTGTTCCGATTTGGAACATGCAATCATGCATCTTGATTGGTTAAATTATAATCTTGACAATAGTTAAGATATTTTATAATTTATTCTTTAAGATATTCAATTGATTCAGCTATCGGAAAGAT